ATTTTCGAGAACTTTGACATTTTATACTTTACTATGGTTTTATTTATATATTTTTATTCCTTTATTATATAATGGAACAGATAAATCGTCTATTAAATAATTTATGGGTTGTAACATAGATACCTATTTCATGTCAATGTGTCAAGAATGGATACTATAAAATTGATACCTTTTATAAAAGGAAATAGACCGTAAAATGGAAACGGAAGGGATTACGATTGCATTCATATGTCTCGGAGATTCGCATCCAACTCTAGTAAATTATCGTAAGTTCGGAAATAAATATTGGGATGATGGAAAAGAAAATAAATCCAAAGTAGGTTATTGGTTCCTTTATTACTATCGACAACAGTTTGTTCGGGTACATAAAATTATACAACTATTGCCCACCACGGAGAAACCAATCGAAATGAACCACTGGGAATCCGATAGACAAATCCTTTGCTTGAGTCCTCAACTAAAAGAATTTACCTGGAACGAATGGATTACCAATGTTGGACTTGGTGCACCTTACGCCATGAAATATTACAATACACAAACGCGTTGTTGGGTCGTTCCTGAATTAGAAAAGAGTTTCAAAGAATTTAATTTCCAGCGTTTTAAATACATCCTAAATTTTGAATCAACCTTGGAATTCAAATCAAAATTGGAATCAGAAGATTATTCAGAAGAAGAGTCCGTGACTGATTCCATAGAGAATGAAGATATCTTGTTGGTAGAACAAATCAACCGAAGAATTTATCAAAAGACAATGGATACAGTACATCTTCTAAGAGAAGAAGAAGCATCTTTATCCGAGACAAAAATTGCTGAACTAAACCATTCGATTGAACTATTGGTAAAACAAAGAGATGAAGAAGTCTACCACAAACAAGAGATTCTAAAAGGAAATAAAGATGAAGACATTGTGAAACGTGAAACAGAAATAAGGGTTCAGAAATTTATTATGGATTACATGTAATTAAATGGTGGGTATAAAGTCCCAATCGAGTTCTTTGCATATTTTTTTCCAGATTTCATCCTGCTCTACTTTTTTCTGGTCTTTCAACATGGGAAAAAATTCCAGATATTGTGACTCCCCTAAGAGTTCACACAATTTATAGAGGGTATAGTAATAGTTTAAGAAATTCACGCGGTCATCCGGGCAATATTTTGCATACGGTCTCTGGATATCCATAAATAGATTACAGAGTGTTTCTTCTAACTTGGGTGTCATGACAGGAGGTTTAATCCCTAATTTATCTTTGATAAAAGGAATGTGTTCATAATATTTATTGTATCCTAACTTCTTCAGAATTTCTTTCGTTTTTTTATTGTTGAGTTCACTGGTCTGAATTCTTTCTTTCTTGACTTGGTTCATGATGTTGACAATTATTTCAGGAGGTATATCGGTTGATTCTTTCGCTTGAAACTGAGACAAAATTTCTCGGAAATGATTAATTCTTTTGTAAGCGTAAAAAGATACCTCCTTAGGGGGTTCTTTGTAAGAAGGTTTATCATTGTCTACCAAAAATTTATGGTTGGTAAAACAGTGATTGCATATAATAATACCTTCGTGATTCACTTTAATGAGTTCACCCACGGAACAGTTATCACATAGGGTTTTATTATAAGAATAACACTTCAAATTGATAGATTCAAAACAATTCTTTTCTAAATAAGTTTTGACACAATCATTCATGGTATCCAGAGGTATATCATTTTTATCTTTTAGATTAAAGAAGGTGTTTATTTTTTTCTTTTGATTCATATTTTTGTCAATGTCTTGTTTAGATTCAAAATACTCAAACAACGACTTTGAATTTTCTAAATAGTACCTGTTAATGTCATCTAAGATAAGTTCTTTTTTTCTATTTAATATTTGAATTTGCTGATTGATTGTATCCTGGTTGTCTTCTGTTCTTTTTCTTTCCCATTCTTCTATTTTGTGATTTAATTTAGGAATAATTACACTCTTCTTATTGTAAAAATCCTTAAGTTTTTTATGATATAATTTATCTAATGTCTCGTCATATTTTAAATTCATTTATAGAATACTAGGAAAAGGTGTTTATTTGATTTTACCTTTATTTAGTAAAATTATAATTTTTTTTTCTTTTCCTATTCTATAAAATGGGAGGAGGATTAATGCAATTGGTTGCTTATGGCGCACAAGATGTTTACCTTACCGGTAACCCACAGATTACTTATTGGAAGGTGACGTATCGCCGCCACACAAACTTTGCGATGGAGTCTATTGAGCAGACTTTCAATGGACAGAGTGACTTTGGTCGTCGCGTGACCTGCACGATTTCGCGAAACGGTGACCTCGCTTACCGCACGTATCTTCAGGTGACTCTTCCTGAGATTAACCAGGATATGGCGGCGTCCGGCAAGCATGTGTACGCTCGGTGGTTGGATTTCCCTGGTCACCAGTTGATTGATGATGTGGAGGTGGAGATTGGTGGTCAGCGTATCGACAAGCACTATGGTGACTGGATGCACATCTGGACGCAGCTCACCACGGATCAGAACCAGGAGCGTGGTTACAACAAGATGGTGGGACAGACGACCCAGTTGACTTTCTTGACTGACCCTACTTTCGCGAATGTGGATGGACCCTGTGACGCAACCGCTCCTCATCAGGTGTGCGCTCCTCGTAACGCTCTTCCTGAGACGACCCTTTACATTCCTCTCCAGTTCTGGTTCTGCCAGAATCCTGGTCTCGCGCTTCCTCTCATTGCTCTCCAGTACCACGAGGTGAAGATTAACATTGACCTTCGTGCGATTGACGAGTGCCTCTGGGCGGTGGATTCGCTGGATGCCACCTCGAATGACCGGAAGGTGGCGAACGCCTACGCTCAGTCGCTTGTCTCCGCATCCCTCTACGTGGACTACATCTATCTGGATACGGATGAGCGTAGACGCATGGCGCAGAACCCTCACGAGTACCTCATCGAGCAGCTCCAATTCACGGGCGCAGAGTCGGTGGGTTCTTCGTCCAACAAGATTCGACTCAACTTTAACCACCCGTGCAAGGAGTTGGTGTGGGTTGTCCAACCTGACTGCAACGTCGATTACTGTGCATCCACCACGGGAGGAAACACTCTTTTTTCCGCGCTTGGCGCTCAACCCTTCAACTACACGGATGCCATCGACGCTCTTCCGAATACCATCAAGGCGTTTGGAAGTGATGCAAGTCTTGGTGGTGAAAATGGGTTCATCCATGCGTCTGGACTGTTTGAGACTCGCGCTGCAGATGGTCTTCATACGACCGATGCAAATCGCGTTCCTATCAACGGCGCCAGTCTTGGTCATAATACGGTGTGGGGAGGAAACGCAGATGCCAACGAGTACCAGTCTACTGTGTCTGATGCAGGAACCTTTGTCCTCTCAGAGACCTCCCTTAACATGCACTGTTGGGGTGAGAACCCAGTGGTCACTGCCAAACTCCAGCTCAACGGTCAGGATCGCTTCTCGGAGCGTGAGGGTACCTACTTCGACCAGGTTCAGCCTTGGCAGCACCACACCCGTTCCCCTGATACGGGTATCAACGTCTACTCCTTCGCTCTCCAGCCAGAGCAGCACCAGCCTTCGGGTACCTGCAACTTCTCGCGTATCGATAACGCGACGCTGCAGTTGGTTCTCTCGAACGCGACCGTGTCGGGCACCAACACTGCCAAGGTGCGCGTTTATGCTCGCAACTACAATGTTTTGCGTATAATGTCAGGAATGGGAGGTTTAGCTTATTCAAATTAAACATGATCGGTATGGGTGGACTAGCATACTTTATCATTTTGGTGTATCAATCATTATACTTTAAATAAAACAAAAAGATAATTTGTTTTATTTACGATTTACGACTCAATCACTGAATTCTTTCCGTTGTTTTCTTTCTCAGTTTATATAAATTCACAATTTTCATGTATACGAAATTGTGAACTTAAAGATTATCTATCCATTTATCTACATTTAGTTCTTTTCATCTCGTATAATATCTCGTATAATTTGTTTATCAAACGAATCAATAAATTCGTAAGCGCTTTCCATGGAATAGACAAACTTTAACGGTTTCTTGGTATTGTAAAAGGTCTTTAGAATTTCAAATAGGATGGCAAGAATAGAATTATTGGTCGTATACAGAGAACTAGCAATCAGGTAATCTTGAAAAATATGTTTATAACTTTCCAATAGATTCACAAATTCTTTAATTTGACTAATGGACAGACGACCAATTTTGCGTAAGTCCATAATAAAGGCGAACTTATCTTTTTCATCTTTTATCCGTTCCAACTCTTCCCTCAACGACTCCAGTGTAAATTGCCATTGTAAATGAGTTGGTAATTCATGCAATACAGTTAACATAAAAATAGTAATATCTCTATGCTTCAATCTTTCTAATTTTGTAAAATACTCAATATCCATGTAGTAAAAATAGAAAAAGTTATTTATATTATTTTATCTTCAAATAAACAATCGATTCATTTGAGTAGTCTCCAACCCACTTTCTTGGACAAACAAGGAATGTATCAGTCGGTCTTCCCGAAATCGAAAGGTAAATGTCTTGTTTTGCTCTTTGCGTCCAACCCGTCCAATCGCTTGAATGATTTTTTCTTGCGTCATCTTGCATAAATCTTCTGCGATGTATGCATGACAGAACTGGTAATTGGTACCATAAATGAAATCACTGCTTGCAAGAATCACTCCCAATTTCTTTTGCTCTGACAAGTCTTTCATAATATCGCTGTAATCGCTCGCTTGAGGATGAAACACTCCCACACCCATCAGAATGAGAATTTTATACGCAATATCTACCTCTAGTTTCATGATTTTACGTACGTAGGATTCGTCGATGTCGCTACGGAACACATTCGAGGTCGAAAAGGTTAAATCAGTCGTCCATTTATCAAAGTGCTCGCGGGTGTTGGGAATGTAACTCGGATGAAGGTGAACGGGTTTTAGGGAACGTTCCAAATTGTCCGCTTCTTGAATAAGCGTTTTGGTCGCAGCGTCAAACCTCTGTTCTTTCATCTTGTTCTCGTTTCCTTCGTCTTTGGCAGTTTTGTCCTCAATATCCTTTCGGATTTTATTCATTTTTTCAAGAATGTCCTGATTCACTTGTAATTTTTTCTCCATCTCCAAGAGAGTATTTGGATGAATCCCGCTATTTTTGACAAAGAAATCCATCCAATATTGGGTGTCTTCACACAAGTAAATCGTAGGACCATGGGTCAACGTATGACTGGACTCAGTCGTCACTAGATTGGACACATTCATCGCAGGAATCGTCCTAGACAATAGATAGGTTTGTATGTCGTCCGTCCACTCGGGAAGGTATTGCATCACTTTGTAGTACAACATGCGTAATGCTTGAGAGTTGATGGAGGCAAGATTTGGAAACGTATCTTGTAACCACCCTTTGACCGTCGTATATTTTTTGGAAAAGTATATCACAAAATCAGCGCA